AACACCAAAAAGCGTATTTGCTTGCATCTAATCCTGCATCTGACATTGCAGTTTGTACTTGCTGTGCAACAACACCAGTATGTGTTCGAGCATTGTCACCTTTGGATGCAACTTTGTCTTTCCATTTGAAGGTTTTGAATAGTTTGCTGATAGCTGTTGCAGCAGTAATCTCTGCACTTGTTAGTGATGCAATGTTTTGTTTTTCGTTTTCATCAGATGTTTGGATGGTTCCGTTGGTAGCAAAGATGTCATCAAAACGAAAAGAAGGGTCTCCTAAATCAACATCATTATCAATTATTGTTCCTGTATTATTAGTTGGTAATAGTTGTTTACTTCCAAAACGCCATCCAGAATGATTATTTGCAGTAGAAAATATAGCTATGTCACCGCTAACAGTACTAATAGTCCCCACCGTAGAGCCGTCTTTTAATATATTAATACAACTCCCATCAGAAGTTTTACGATTGACTACCAGTGGAACCTCTGAGGTAGATGTAGCAATTACAGCATGATTCGATGATCCGTCTCGTAATTCTGCGCCCGTATTGGCAGTTCCACTAGTGGTTTTACCCACCAACAGATTACCACTGCTGTCGATACGCATGGCTTCACTGGTATTTGTCGTAAAGACCATATTATTATTGCCATGAAAATAAAAAATACTGCCTATATCATCATCACCTGTGTCTCCAAACTTTATATGTTGGGCATCATTAGTTCCTCCCATGAAGTTTAAGTTCCCGCTTTGGATTGTCATTTTTTCACTAGGCGAAGTCGTACCAATTCCAACATTACCGCTGTTGTCAATACGCATGGCTTCGTTTAAAGCACTTCCGCTATGTGTAAAAAAGCCAAGACTTTGTTTAGTTCCAGTGCCACCGTCAACGGTATTTATAGCAGCAGTTGTTGTGCCAGAAAAATCAAATGATATATTTCGGCCAATATCACCGGTTGTACTTTGGGCTGCACCTAATTGTAATTGATAGTCTGATGGCGTTGTTGAGACAGATGCGGCATCTGTGGTAGTTCCTAAATCTAGGCCACTTGAAACAGTTACAATCCCACTGTCATTGACCAATAATCGGGTAGTTCCATCATCTGTTTTTAGCGCAAGACCATCGCTATCTTTCGCTTGAATAGTTCCAGTTGTTATTTGCCATTCGCCATTCGTTTGATCTAAAGTTGCGACTTCAATGAAAGCGTTATTTGCTTCGTTTCTAATAAATAACTTATTCGTGCTTTCATTATAAAACCATTGATTTGCAAAAGTTGTGCTTGGTTCAGACGTTCCAGAATTATTTGTTGCTATAGCTTGCAAGGCATTGTTTAAATCAGCCCTCGTAGCTGGAAAGCCTTGATTTGCAATGTTCATATCATGTTGTGCCATATTTAAACGATCTCCTTACCAAATCCTTTTGCCACATAGTCAAGTGTAACCGAGTTTGTACTTTGACTGCTACCAGAAAATACTTCTATATCAAATCCCGCTCTGGTTTTGTTCGTAATAACATATCTCTCACCATCTGCCAAGTTCGCCAATGATAATCCAATCGCTGGAACACCCTTAAATTTAGTCGGGAAAGTTATGCTCCTTGTGCCAGTAAAAGTAATATCAACTTCTGACTGTGTTCTCTCTGGCATATCTATCTCTGCTCTTAATTCTCGAACAGCCGGTGAAGCTGCACCATTTGTGCATTCTAATATACACCTGAACTCAATCGCTCTCGCTGTTATATCTGCAACGATAAAGGGCTGAAAAGCTGTGAAAGTTGGAGAGCCTGATGGATCGTCGTTTGTATGTCTTAGCTCAAACCTTGCAGATGTTACATCAAACTGGGCTGGATCACCGTCAAAGTCTCCAAGACGATCATCAAAGTTGCCAGTGGCACTGTCAAAGTCATTAACATAATCTAAAAAATCCACCTTAAATTTAGGATATATTCGGCTGGTATATACCTCACCAAAATCAACCACTGTGTTAAAATTATATGTTCCAGATGCGACTGTGCCAGAAAAGCCGTCAAACAATCCAAGACCGTCATCAAAGTTCCCTGCACCGCTATCGAATTGATCTACGGTATCCAAAGCCAGATAATCACCTTCACTGTCTTCTAGCACAACGACATTACTTCTAGACCCTGCAAACACTGGGTCTTCTTGTATTTGTTGAATAGCATTAAAGTTTTCCACATTATTAGGATCAACTAAAACGACAAAACTTGCAGCCGAAGCAGAAACACCGCCTATCTTATCAACGGCCTTTAAAAAGTATGTTCCGGTCTTTGCCGGCACTACTGCGGTGTTGCCAGGTCTTGAAACTTTATCAACTATATCAACTGCATTTTGATAGCTTGCTCCAGTTGTCTCAGATGAAAACCTTACTTTGTAGTGTGATAAATCTGCATTGGTTACTGGTGTCCATGATAAATTCAAAGCATTGCCCGTCACATTACCAGTGAAATTTGTTACATTATCCGGTGGAGTTGCAAAGGCTGATAATTGTTGACCAGATGTTGATGTAAACGGCCCTGCCACACCAAAGGCATTGAATGCCCTTGCTCTAATGTCATAATTATCATCCGATAAACCAGTGACTTCAAATAATCCATTTCTTTGTTTACCAACGGAAATAAATTTTGTGTCGCTTGTTTTCTTATATTGAGCTTCAAACTCAACTGCATTTGGTTCGTTTGCAGTGACTTCAATAATTAACACACCAACAGCCGCTTGATTTACCACACGCAGATCAAAGTCAACACCAAGTCCGACAGTCGGCACATCAAAGGCTGTTGGGAGTGTAGTTGCATTTAAGTCAAATTGCGTTTCTTCAGCATTCCAGTCATAAACGCCAGAACTAGTTTCTCTTAGTGTCAAGTTGACTTCAAGGGTTTGATCTGATCCAAAACCAAAACGCCAATCAACTACTTCAAAAGTCTTTGCACTAAATCCAAGTCTTGTATTTGTAATACTTACAACATCACCAATACAAAGCTGCAAAGCACGCAATCCAAAAGCACCAGACAAAGTAATTTGTTCACGATTTCTAAACAAGGCAATCTTAGCGATCCTTTGCGCCCTTGAAGAAGTTGCAGTGAATGGCAACGGAATGTCTTGTACAACTGTCTCACCGCCATCGACAGTGACAAAAGTGCTTGATGTGATTTGTGGGAAGTCTGTTGGCTGATGATCTGTCTCCGGCCCTGAAAACATCCCTGAAACCGTATTAAAATTGTCTCTTCGACTGTGTCTAGTGTTGACCTGGAGATTGCTTCTCAAATCATCTTCATCAAGAGTTAAAACACTGGATGTGAACTCGCCGGCTTTTACACCCCATTGACCTTGACTATAATAGATCGTTCCGGCCATTGAAGCCGTTAAATCAGTAATAACATCATCCGGTGGCAAAGAAGTGACAAACGATCCATCAACCGTATATCTTTTTTCTGTGCCACCAGCCGATAAAGCTATGTTTTCATCACAAGTGTTAGCTGCCGCTGAAAATACAGTATCATTTATTTCTGTTCCCTCTACTCCAAGACCATAATCAGACACAAGATAATCACGGAGACACAACGCAGCATTTGATGAAAAAGCCGTTGTTGATGTTCTAGGATCAAAGACTTTTTTGCCTTTTACAAGTGCGCTGAAGGTGGGCAAACCTTGGGGAAATACACTAGTATCAAATTCTGCACGAATATAAATATAAGCAATACCTTTTGCCTGATGTGCCGCTGTCCATGCACTATCTTCAGCAACCAAATCAGTGTCAGCCGGTTGATTGTTAGTGCCTAAATGCTTCTTTACCCTTATTGCAGAATTGACTGTGTTTCCATCTGCATCTTTTATTTGGAAGTCTGAATTAGTAACAAAATTATTTCCGTCTAATGTCAAGGCTACGTTGTCAGCAAATACAGTGGTTATTTCTTCAACTTCATGTCCAGCCAATGCAATCAATGTATGTAGAAACTTTTGATCTTCAGTCACAGATCGATAAAATATAACTCCACCAACACGATGCTGACCGTAAATGATGGCATGATCGGAAGCCGGCGCAACCGCGTTGACATTAGTTCCATACCCCTTTTGTGCTGCTTGAACGGATGCGGCCGCTGATCTAGCTTTGGCAAGGCTCTTTTTTTGCAGTGCATTGATTGCATAAGCAGTCACAGCCGTGTAAGCCGCATATCCGGCAATAGTTGCAACGGTTGTACCCAAGATCGCAGTTGCACCAATAGTACCGGCCGCTGTTCCAAGCAATGCCCCTGCCGCTGCAACAAATATCTGAACCATTAATCAACGCTCCAAAACAAATCATTCTCTTCTAGCACTGAGAATACCATGCCATCATCACCCAAGAAAGCCACTAAATCACTTACCACAACACCCAACAAAACCGGCATGATACCGATAGATTGATCAACTGGCCGTCCAACTATTGATCCTCTTGGTGGAAATCTACCAGTAAATCTATCTAGTCGATCATCAAGCATATCAATGACTGTATCATATTCTTGAGTGTATAATAATTTTCTATAACGTCTAAATGCACCGGTTGCAGTTGTATAATCACCTAGCCAATCATCTGCAAAACTTTGGCCTCTTATAACTTCAACACATTTATTTACAAATGTAAGACAATCATTTTCGCCCCAAACAAAAGGATAATCTTGCAAGCTGTTCACATGTTCAGCAAGTTTAATATCCCAGTTTGGAACACGCATTAGCCACTTCCACCCCATTGCAATCGCAAGTTTTGTAAACTTTCTACAAAGTCAAAAGCCAAATCTCCGGAGTTTCTTTGCTTTTGATTTTCGGCTGTATATCTTCTTGTTCTTGGCCTCTCCAGGTCAATCAATCTACTTTCAACTGATGTTGTTATTGTTGAAGTTTCCGGCCCTTCATCTATTGTCATCTGATCCATATAACCAGTGAAAATAAGCATCGTGTTTTGGTTTGTTACATTTGACCAATCCAAAAAACCTAGTTTCACATTGCAAAGCCTACCCTGATAAGGAGTGCTTAAAGCCAAACTTAAAAGATCAGAAGGAATGCCACTCAATTTCAAGGTAAGACCTTTTGCGGCAATATCTTGTGTCTCTTGCACTTCCGATATTTGCAATAGTTCTCCAACGCCAGTATATGTTTGCGTTCCATCTAATGTGATGTCACCATATCCAGTCCAAGCAAAAACAGGGTTTACGTCAAATAATAATTCAATCGCATAAAATGGAGAGACTTCAGCATCGTCAAACTTGCTTAATATTGTGGATATAACAGTTCGCGTCACGTTATCACCTCAACGCCACCAAACGTTATTCCATAAATCGCAGCCGCATCAATGCTCCAATTCTGTTCATTGCTTGCCAGTCTGAACCGTCCAACTGTGTTATTAACCACCACCGTTGCATTGTCCGATGGTGCAGTTCGTATAAACGGCCAGATGTCCAATGAAACTTCACCTGATCCGTTGCTATCAGCATCAGCAAGAACTTTATGAAGTGTTGCACTGCCAGCCGTTCCAAGCTGTATATAATCGCCGGCCTTAAGCCATCCTGTCTGTGATGCTGTGCAACCATCAATGTTTAATGTGCCACCTGTCTGACTTGCTCCATTGACCAATGGAGTGCCACCGGCTGAACCCCTTGGACTTGCGCTCACCGGATCGCCAAGGGTAAAACTTCCAAACCTTCCGCGCAAACTCACCAAGAAAGCCACCCATATTTCTGCATCGGCTCTCGACATTGCCGGAAGTGTCACATCACATTCAAAACGCTGTCCAGCATGAGCCACCACTTGCTGTTGATAAGTAAAAGGTGACATACTCATGCCAACCGTATTGACTGCCCTAAACGTGATGCTTGAGGGTTTTACATGGGATGGTAATGTTAAAGGATAAGTGATAGCCATTAAAATGCATTGGCAAAGCTGCCACCTCTTCTTCTAGCATCCAAGACAGCCGCCTTACTAGCTTCGGCAATCTGTGGAAGCAGTGTTTGTATCTCGTTTCTGACAGTCTGCTGAACGCCAGTAGTCACGTTGATGGTTTGCTGAACAACGACATCACCGCCAGTTTTTAATGCACTGTTTGGCATAATAGAACCAGCCCTTGCCGGTACAAATAATTCTGGGCCTCGCTCACCAACCATATAAGGAGTGTTGGCATTGACAGGCCCACCGTCTGCCCTTGCTGGTATGCCGGCAAAAGTTGGAAATGCAGATGTCAAAGTTCTTGTAATAAAACCGGTTATCTTTTTGACCACAAATATCCGGAACAGTTCAGCTATAATATCACTAGCCATTTGACGGAAAGCATCTTTTAATGATCGAGTTCCTTTAACGGCTGACATAAAAGAGCTTTCAAACTTGCTTCCAATCATATCGGCAACAGTTGTGATTTTTCCCATCTTATCAGCCGCATCTTCTGCGCTTTTGCTAACTCTTGAGAAGAACGAGAATAAATCTATTTTAGTAATACTAGATAAGTCATTTTTGAGGTTTGTCACACTTTCAAAAGGTGCATTCAATTCCGCTTTCAGTGATCTACTTTCTTGGCCTAACTGGTCAAATTCATTATTTAATGTATCCATTGCTTGTATGAGACTGTCAAACAACTCCGAACCCATATCCGTGGGTAAATTTAGATCAAAAGCTCGGTTTATTTGTGCCGTTGTATCATTAAGAAAATCTGTAAAACCACTAGTAACACTCATGAACATTTCAAAGAATGCAAATCGAATGCTATTAATCATCATCTTAGTTCGAATGCCAAAAAGCTCTATGTTTTTTCCCGATCTTGAAAATGCTTCTTTGACTATAGACGGCAAATGAGAAACAAATGTAACGAATACATTTATACTATTTATTATTCCATTGATTGCCGCCATTGCGCCTGTTTTCAACATGTCAAACGCTTTCTTGACCATATCAACAGCCGGAGCAATAAAATTTAGAAACGGTTGAAATGCAGTTTTCATTTCTGCGCCAAAACCTTTGAAGTCAAATGTCAGCTTAGTTGTGTTTTTACGCAGCATTAATAATGCACCGCCAACAGCAACCAACGCACCGATTATCATTCCTTTAGGCCCGAATACTGATGCCAACTGTGGGCCTTGCATTGTCATAATCCGCAATGCGTTTGTACCCATCGAAGCCTGAACCGCAATATCTTGAAACTGCAATGATGCCATTCCAAGGTTTCTTGTTAAGTTACCTTGTGACCTGGCTACCATCCTTGAAGCTGCCGCATTGGTTCTCATTGATGATGTTGCCATCGCCATTGACTTGCTAACATTGCCAAGCTGACTTTGGACTTTCTTCATTTCAGGAACAGCATTCCCGACAGCGTTCATTTCAAACGTGAGCTTTTCAACTGCCATCTTTTTCTTGCTCCTGTTTTATATTAAAGTATGCGATCCACTCATTGTATTCCGACACACTTATATCTTCTATCTCTTCAATCGTCTTGTGTAATAATTCAGCAAGTGCAACTAAATTATAACGGAATGGATCGCTCCTTAGTTTTTTTCCTGTTCCTCAACAGATACCGTTTCAAATATTGCTGCAAAAACCTTTGCAATAACATTCAACGGCTCACCCATTAGAATAAATTTATCACCCACATTGAAAGCCTTTTCACCGTCTTTGTTCATTGCTTTCAATATGATCATATCTACCATTGCATCCATTGTCGGATTATTTATGAAGTCTTTATGCTTTTTTTGTATCTTGGACATATCCCTCGCAGCAACATCAGTGAAGAACAGGACAAGTGGCTTGCCATCATCGCCCCATTCTTCTACTTCAAAAGAACCAAGTTCTTTTTCTGCTCTTTTTGCCGCTATTTTTTCAGCTAATGACATTTTATCAGACCGTTCCAATCGCTAATGCGCCGGTTAATTGTAGCTCTGCATTCAGTGTCGCAATACCAT